TTCCCCTTGACAAACGGCAGCAACATATCCACTTCTACTGATGAAGGGCACGGCGCCGCTTCCCGCGTGAGCATGACCGCAAGCGCTGCCGGAACAGAAACCTTTCTGTCTCCGTCAGGAAATATCCCCTCCGGCAGGAGCGCTGCGAACTCTACATTCAATGTCCCTTCCGGCAATCTGTGGTTGTCAAACACCACATGAATCTTACCGTTGTCATTGAAACAGTTGGTGCATACACCTCCTATACAGGAGGCTGTGTAGGTCGTAAACTTGGTGGATGTATAAAATTTTGCCGTCCAATCCCATTCTGGCCATCCCAAATCAGTCCCACGGCAATCCGCCAGCGTCATATAGAGGTCAAAATCGCTCCTGTAATTAACCTTCGTTTCGGCTTTAACTGTTTTCTCCATATCTCGCAGCCTCCTTCTGCCTTGCAAGCACCGCATCTGCTTCTTCTTGGGTTATCTCTTTCCAATTGGCGGCATTATCGCCGGCACCGAGTATCACATAGGGGGCCAAGACCCTCTGCCATTCCTCCACATCAGCATTCTGCGTAAGCATATGCCCTTGGGAGGCCGTCAGTTTTCTGCTGTCATAATCTTTCTTTACCATACCATTTTATTCATTCACGTTGTTTACACAGATAGCGGGGCAAAGGTGTACCCTTTCTCTCCGATTTGTCCCAATTCTTCACTTGTGAGCCTTGCGAGGACATCCATCGGCAACTGCAAGGTTGCCGTTTCCATCCCTGCTGCCGCTCTGTCATGGCTGTATGTCAGAAGTGAATCCACTATACTCTGTCTGTTGGCTTCGCTTCCGTAGCCCCACATGGGAGCGTATATGGTATATACTGCAAGTTCGCTTTTCCCCAGATTCTTTATGAGTATATGCCTACAGGCATTATGGCCGGGGAAGGTGGCACGCTCCACCCTTGTCGCGCTGCTGAAATCAAGCGTGGCTATGGATTCGCAGGCTTGGCAATTGTTGGAGAACTGCAACCAATCCCTGACTCCGCCCGTGTTTCTCACTCTTATGGATTTGAGCGCACGGCATTCCAAGAACATATACCGAGCCGAAGTGATTCCCTGCATATCTATCTCACACAAGCTCTCCAGATACACTTGCTGTCCGAAAGCAAACCATGCGTTCCCGTCGGTCAGAGCCGTAGGGGGCAGCGCATCCAGTCGTTTCAGATAAGGCTTCACATCAATGCCGTCACGGCATGAGAATAGACTTCGTATCAATTTGAGCTCTCCGCTGTAATACGTTGCGAATCTCCGAGTGCCGCCGTACACTTTTTCGGCAAGGGATTCCCATTCCATGTTCGGCCTCCATCCCCATTGGGCGGGAACGGTACCTTCCGCAAATTCGCCCGCGAGATTCGGGGTGATGTCAAACTCGCATAATAGTGGTCTGTTCACCCTTACCTTAAACTCTACCACCAAGAACTCCATACCCCCGTAACGCAATGTACGTGATGATTTGTCCGGCTCGGCTATCGGTTCCGGCTTTCCCACAATTTTTACGCAATCAGCCTCATTGTAGATGGTCACATCCTTATATTTATACATGTCACTTCCGGCAATAGGTGTGCATATGGCCGCATTGAATACTTTGATTTTTGCATTGACGCTCCCGTTATATACCCGTGGTGCTTCCACAGCCATTCTCATAGAGTAATCGAATGCGTCCGCGACCCTGCGCGAGTCTTGGTGTTCTCCCGCTTCTTCCGCATAGCTTGATACCTCCGCTTTTTTCAAAGGAGGCGCAGTAATCTTGTCCGAAGAAAGATATACAAACCCCCAAGCCTTATAAAGGTCTTGCACCGGGCCGTCTCCTATCTGTATGCGTATTGGAATCATGGCCTTATTGGTTTGATTTTATATACTACAAATCGGCAATTGTCCGAATCTGTCGGATTGACCCGATTGTGCGCTTCTTCCGTCATATAAATTGGCACTACGATAGGCGGATTATTTTTCTGCTCACAGTTCACCGTAATGTTGCACCCGTTGGCGAAATACAGCATCGGCATCACCGCATTTTCATAATCCATAGCAACGTTGATGGTGCCGCTGCAATTATGGAATATATAAGTTTGTAATTCGGCAAAAGTCTCACCATTGAAAGACTTCCCTATATATACACCCTTGTCCTCTATGTCCGAAAACTCACGGCGCAGCAGTTCAAGGGACGGAAATCTGTGCTCCATGCCCCAGTCAAGATTCTCAATATAATAATCAACCAACTCCTCCATGCTACCGGTGCGCATCTTCTCATACCCCGGCAAGCAGATTCCGTTTTGCCGTGCATCATCCATCAGACGCTCTTTTATCTCATATGTATCCATATTGCAAATATAGTAATTATTAATTGCTTACAATATAAATCTAAAGTGATACTTTAAACAATATGTCATAAGTCAACTTCTCCGTTGCCACGGTTTATCTTTATCCCTCTCTCAGTTATAGAAATATATTTATTGCCGAACACCATTGCCACGCCATCGTCATTAGCCACTAACAAAGTGTTGCCGAACGATACCGCTATGCCGTTGTTGCCAACAACCGTCTGTTCAGCACTCACATTCTCCACCGCCAAATCCAGCTTCATCGTGATCGGTACATTTTCCCTGCGGAATGAAACGGTTTGCGTAGAGGTGGGGGTAAGAAAGACCCTGATATAAAATGCGCTGAATGATTGGCTCTCGTTGCCGTATTCTATGCCCCTTTTTCTTGTTGCCCTCCATGTCTCTATCCCGTTTTCCGTTTTTATAAGTTCTTTAGTCCATGCGGTCACATTATCTGAGCCTTCAAAGGCGGCTACAGGTATTAGCGAGCCATCACTGTCAAGGGCATACATCTCTATCTCAAATTCGCTGTTTTTCGCCTGTTTAGTCCCTTCGTTATCCGATTGCTGGCATTGGAACTCAAAACTTACGCTTATATAACCTGCCAGCAAGCCGTTTTTGGGAATATAACCTATGGAATAGTAATCGGAAGATAATTGCGGGGAGCGCCATTCCTCCTGTGCAGAGGGGCTGTAATGGTTCACGGCTCCGGTCATTATCACGGTGTCCGACAACTCCCTGTCAAGCGCCCCCACTTGTGTGGTGAACGAGATTCGGCTGTTCTGCAGTTGGAATACCGTGCCTTTTGTCTGCGGATTCTCAAGCACGAACCTGCCTTTTGTCACCTTAACATTGTCTCCGAGTTCCAGGCTGCTTTGCCCGATTCTCACGGTATTGTGGGCAAAATAACCCGTGCCGTCCATGCGCACCGCAAAGGCCGCACCCTCCGTCTGGTTGTCGGCGGCATCTATCTGCTTCCCTCCCGACCACAGCGCTATGCCTCCACCCCGGGCAGTCTGGGGTGTTATGCCGTTCACTCCGGCCATAGTCACGAATTTCCCGCTCTCATCCTTGTACCCTGTCTGTATGTTGGAGGTTACTATCAAACCTCCTTCTATAGTAGTATCGTTCTCAAGCGCCTTTTTCAGATACTCTGTGGAGGCGTCCGTAGCCTCTTGCGGTGCGGGAGACCACGCCGTAGACACATTCCCGGCCTCAAGCTTGGCGTTGAGGTACGTAAAGCTTCCCCTTGCCTTGCTTATCCTTACCTTGGCGGGGCTTACCTCATTATCATAGGTAAACGACATGGTCGCCGTCCTGCCGTCCGCCGCTATCACCATATTGCCGAGAAAGACAATCTGTTCATCGTTCTGATCCCATAGGTATACGCGCATCCCTTCTGATAAATCCCCGTGGTCGGGATGCTTCCTCACTGTCAGTATGTATTCGTTACCTTTTATAATGGCGGGCACCGTGCCTTGGGCTATTTCGTAAGACGTGCCTCTTACGTTCACTTTTTCGGCACCTCCACCCAATATCAGATTAGTGCCGCCTATCTTTATGCTGTCGCTCACATACTCTCCTATGGGGACATCACCAATAGTGGATTCCGCATCTATCCTCCCTTTGACGCGCAGGTTGCCATTGACCCATTCTATATAGCTTGCATCACCGCCCAGGAAGAAACGCGGTTTGTTGTAATAAAGCCCCGCTTGCCTTCCCACGTAGTAATACTCCGTTCCGGAGGAGTTTACTGAATCAAGCCCCTCTATATACCGCTCATATCCTCCCCCTATCACGTCACGCACTTTCACGAACCGTCTGTTCGCGTCCGTGTAGTTCCCGTAGTGGGCTATGACATCGCCTACGGAGGGTTTGCCTCCACCATCCACTCCGGTGTCATAAGTCCCGTCAGGCAGCTGCACGGCGGTATACCCCTTGGTAAGCACTATGTTGTCGGTGCCTACGGACATCACCCTGCGGCGGTAGTGTTTCACCTGCCCGGTAGCATCATCCGTAACCTCTGAATATGCCACATCATCTACATGGAATCTGTTCACCACGCTGCCGCCTTTCTGGTCAAAATAGCATGTGTAGGAATCAGTATCCTCCACCACATTGCTGACCTCTATCCATGCCGCGCTTTCCACATATTTGCCGCCTTGCACAGAAATCTGGTTTATCACAAGCTCGTTTGCCTCTATACCCTTACGCGCTCTCAGTATGTCAGCCTCAAGTACGGCGCTCCCGTTGGCATCCTTGTAGAATCCCCATCCGGCACCGCCCACGCTGCCCGCCCTGAACCCCTGTGAGGTCACCAGCGAAACGAACTCGGTGGGGGAGTAGCTGCGCTCCTCTATTCCGTCCTTGCGGAGGTACAGCTTGTCGCCTACCATCCGCACTATCTGCTCTATGTTGGATATAGAGCCTACCTGTCTCTGCAACGCGCTCACTTCGCCGCTTATGCGTGCCACCGGGTCAGCAGCCGTCATATAGTCGTTGCCGAGCGACATACCCACATCCGGTATGATGCTGTCCTCGTTGTACGTGTACGTGAGCGACTGTATGTATCGTGTCTCTGCGGAGGAGGGGATTATCTCTCCGGCGGCATTCTTCATCGTTATGAAGCGCTTGTCGGCGATACGCACGGAAGCCCCTATGCTAAGTTGCCTTAACAGGGCATTCTCCGCACCTTCTTCGTCAAGCCTTACCTTGTCGGGTGTCACAACCCAATTGCTCCCCTCGCTTTTCCTTTCCAGCAGCACATCTTTCTTCGCGTCATCCACCCGCTTCTCGGCCTGTAGCGTGTACCAGTGCGTCATTTCCGTGCCTATGAACACTATATGGTCGCCCGCATTTCCCTGACGTTCGGTGGACGGTACATAAAGCCCCGTTGCTTCAAGCTCCGCTTCGCTCTTGGCGAGTTTCAGTCTCCAGTGTGAATCGTAGTATTGCCCTGTGGGATTCCCTTGCGCGTCACGCACCGCAATCTTCTTGGTCGTGTCATATGCCGGGAACTCCACTATGGTAAACTTGTAGTCCTCGTTGGTCAGATTCCCGGTGGTGAACATAAGCTTCGCCTTGTCTCCCGTGCGGTCGCCCAATATCGGTTTCCATACCCTCTCGGCGTACTGCGCAGGAGTCTCCGTAGACAGCTGCTGTGTCTGCCATATGTTCTTCACCCACACGTTGAACGTCTGTTTCCATTCGCTCACGCTCGTGGTATCTCCGCTCTGCAACCGCGCATTATCCAGCGCTACGGTCACGAGCACGGGCATACCCACAGAACTTGCTGCTGAATAGTAGACGGGAATGGAAGCCTTGAAGTAGTATCTCCCCGGCAACAGTCCCACAGCGGAATGACTTACCCCTTGGGAGTCATATACAGTCAGTGTCGGAATGCCTACCTCCACCTTGTCGTACACATCCTGCGGCGCCGGCCTTAATCCAGAAGCGGTTCCGGGACGCCACTCCTCAGACCGGAACACTATTTTTGTCACTTCTCCCGCATCAAGATTGCCTACTTCTCCGGGCAGCACCTCAAACCAGTCGCTGCACACCTCCACATTGGCACGTCCCTGCGGTGCGAGCGTCACGCTTCCCTTGGCTCTTGCTATAGGGGTATAACGTGTTATAGCCACCGTCTCAGCGGCATTCTCCACATCATCGGTCAGCACCTGTTCCACGGCCACAGCCTCATCCACACGCCCGTAGGGGGTTACGGTTATGCCCTGTATGGTGGGGAATATCTCATCGTTGTTCTCCAGCCCGTCCCATTGTTCGCCGTACTCCGCAATGCTCTCATCATCCTTGACATACTCCACGGGGTCAAACTTCTCATCGGTCAGTCCCTTATGGTACGCCCACGGGGCATAGGCATTGCTTTCGCCCACTGCCGTATAGCCGGGGTATTCCGATATGTGGGCTGCTTTCCACCCTTGTATGTAGCTGCGGAATGTCGCGGGCAGAAGGTTGGTGAAATATATGTTGGCAAGCTCCTTTACCCAGTCGGGATCCGCAGGGAAATCTTTGTTATTCGGGTCGGTGTCCTTGAAATACCGTAGCGGCAGGTTCTTCTCCCCGCCGCGCCCGAGCATCACATTGCATATCTTCTCATCCTGCACCTCGCGCTTGAGTTTCAGTAGACCGCCCTCAAACCCGTACTCGAACAGATGCGACAGCTCCGTAGCGGGATAGCCAACCCTTATGACATATCTCTCGCCGCCTTTCACGGTGTTGCTGTTGTCGCTTCTCGGCTTTATCTCCCAGCGCACACCCCACAGCTCACGGTATTGACGCAACACATCCCAACAGCATGAATAGCTGATATTCACCATCGTAGGCTCTGCCTTGTAATTCCATGCCGGATTTAGGTCTATGGTTATGGTGTCGCCGAACCAGTATTGCAGCACCTTGGCGAAATAGTCTGTGAACCCCTTGAGGTTGAGCGAAAGGCCCACTATCCATTTGTTGGCTATCGCCGTCCCCGTGCCAACCGAAGCATACTCGAAAAAGAACCACTTTTTAAGCCAATATATCGCCCAATGTTCGAACGTCAGAGTCGCCGTGCTGCACAGTTCCGTATTCTCTTTACCCGCCTCCGGCTTGCGCAGCGGCATTATGTATTTATCCCCGCCGAACGCCACAGCCCAGTCGTAGCTGAAATCGGGCGCTATCTCGCCGTCCATCCTTATGGTGGACGTTATTGTCTTGTCCCCCATATCTTCCAGACGCACCGTTGCTTGCCGCATCGTGGCGTACTCCGGAAAATTCAGTTCCTCAATATCCTTTATCATAGCCTTTTAATATTCCATTCCGTTATCTTTCCCTCAAAAAGCTGTTCACTCCGCACACGCCCCCCTTGTACACTATCAGGTTGTTCAGCAGCCCGTATATGTCACCGAGGCGCTGTTCCATCCTCGGGAGGCTCGAAAGGTGCTGGTTGGCCGTCATGAGCATATTGGTGTAGTCTACACCTCCCGGTGACGCGCCCGAAGAGGGGAGGGGAGCACCCCCGCGCTCCATCATCATCCTTATAGCCGCCACATGCTCGCTGATGGTCGGCATGTAGCTCACATAATGGCTCATGGTGGTGAATGCCGCGGTGTTGGCGTTTATCTCCTCGCTCGTGGCTCCGGCCACACTCTTGGATATGCCCGTGAATCCGTCGCTGTCCGCATACAGCTCCTTAAGATTTATGCCGGCGCGTTCCGCATCCTTGGCCGCAAGTTGCAGCCCCCGGTTTATCTCCTCGCTCAGTTTCGCCGATTCCACCATTGCGTAGCTCAGCACATCCGTCATCCCCGCACCGCTCTTGTACATGGAGTTCATCTTGTCGAACAGCGGTTGCAGGGCGGTCTGTACCACCTTGGCCAGCACGCTCTCCACCACCATGCTCTTTATCATGTCCTTGAACTTGTCCTTTATGGCCGCAGTGGTGTCGCCGAAAGTGGCATATGCCTCAAGCCATGCCTGAGCGAAGTCCCTCGCGGCACTGGCCACGTCCGTCCCCGCCATCTGCTCCGCAATGCGTCCCTGCATGTCGGCAATCTCGTCAAGCGCCGCACGCCGCTGACGGTCATACTCCTGCGCTTTCTCCTCATCGGCCTTTTTACCCTTGTCGCGTTCCGCCGCCGCCTGCTTGGCGTATGCGTCCGCCTGTGCCTGCAAGTTGCGTATCTGCTGGTTGTAGTTGCTGATATAGTCGCGCCCGAACACCTTGTCTGCCGCCTTTTCAAGCCGTCCGTAGGTGTATTCGAGTTGATCCAGCAACTCCTGCTGACGCTTGATTTCCTTGTTCGCTTTGGCGACCTTACTACCCCAAAATAGCTTGCCTATGCCCGCTGCAAGATTGGCAATAGACGATATACCCTTAGTGACCATTGTAAAATAGTCTCCCTGGAAATATGCCGCAACAGCTTCGCCTCCTTGCTCGGCGGATTGTGCCATTTTATCAAGCCCGTCAAAGATTGTGTTCCACAGCTCATCGTCGCCGAGAGCAGTCCATTCTTCCACTGCTCCCTTGATGGCATCCTGTGCTTCCTTGACCTTTGCGACATATTCACCAATGCCCTTAAACCCATCGTCAACCTCATTGTTGGCATCCTTGAACTTGTCTATAATCTCTTGCAGAAGTTTGACCTCCTGCTCGGTGAGATTGACATTTTTACGCATCTGGTTTACCAGAGCGGTTGCCGAATCGAGACTTCCTTTGGCGTTTTTTGCAGCCGCGCTGTCTGCGCCGCTTTCGGCAACAACCTTGTCATACTCGGCTCTCGCCGCAGCCTCGGCTTGCAGGGCTGCCGTAAGCGCATCCTTGTTGTCGAGTAGCTGTTTGGTGGCGGTGGCAAGCTCTTTCTCTACATTTTTCAGACTGCCGTACTCTTTGTTGAGCGTACGGATTTTCCCTATGCCATCTCCGATAGCCTTGAATGGATTGCGCTTGGCAAGCTGCTCGCTGATAGCGTTAAGCCTGCTTTGCATCTCTTTGAGCTGGGTAGGCTCCAATGTTTCGCCCCACTTCCCTTTGAGCTGGTTGAGCATATCGCGCATATTGCGCAACATAGTGGTCGAGGCGTTATCCAAATCCTCAAACATCTGCACATACATCGGAGTGTCCTTGAAAGCTTCATATTCAAGCTTCGCTGCCTCTCTATCCTCGCGCTCCTGATAACCGCGTTTCAGCTCCGCCTTTTGCTCTTTGGTATATTGCGGATTGCGCTCTATCTCCATTATCTTCGCCGCAGTAGTCCGCGCCAACTCCACGCGCTTGTCGGCGTAAGTCTTGGCTTTCTCCAAGTCTTTCAGATAACCCTCGTAGGTCTTGGCGAGGTCTTTCTGACCCTCCTCGGCTATCTTCTTGATAGCCTTATAAGGTTCTTCGCCGAGCTGCTTCTTCATCTGCTCGGCAAACTCGCCCAGCCGCTTGTAGTTTATCTGATTGTCGGCGGTGATTACATCAACGGGGATTTCCACTTTGATGTTCTCGTTGTCAAAGTAGGTGCGAATCTGCTCGGCAAGCTGCTTTTGCAAGTCATAGCCCGTGTCGCCGTAGACACTAAGCGACACTTTCGCGGCTAAATCATAGTCTCCCGTCATCCCAAGTATCTTCTCATAAAACTCCTTCGCCGTTTTGGTGCGGGAGATACGGTCGGCAAGACGTTTCAGCTCGGCTTCAATATTTTTTTGTGATTCGTCAATGTCAACCTTTTCAATCTTCCATCTGAACTCCTTTAGTTCCTTGTCAAGATTCTTGAAAACCTTGCTTGGCAGGGCTTGCATTTTTTTGTAGAGAATCTCTAATGCAGATGTGAGGTCGGTTACATTTTTAGGCAATCCGATACCGTATTTTTTTGCAAGAGCATCAATCGTATCTTTAGCCTCACGCTCCATATACTCAGCCGCCTTGCTGCTACCTACCGCCTTTTCATACTGTTTGTATTCCTGATAGAGTTTTTCGTACAGCGATATTTCCTCTTTCAAGTTTTGCAGGCGCGGGTCGGAGGTGCGACCGGAGCCACCTTTTGTAAATCCTTGCAAAAAGGGGAACAGCTCTTTCAATACGGCCACTTGCATTTGAATCTTCTTGATTTCTTCCTCTGAAAATACTTGTAGTGGTCCATGACCGCCCTCTGCTCCCATTTGGTTAGTGGTTTGCATTTCTTTGAGCTTCTTTTCTAACTCCTCAATGGCTTCCTTTATCTTCTTGGCGTAATCTTCAATATTATCGCCTGCTTTCATAAAGTATTTAGTCATTGAGGATAGCTCTACACCTGCTCCACTTGCGAGTTGAGCAAGTTTTGTTTTGAATACAGCAACCGTTCTGTCATTCGGAGAAATGCTCTCAAACAATAGTTTGCTTTCAGCAATCGCCTGTTTCGCTTTTTTAGAGGTAAATAGTTTTGACAATCCCTCAAAATCAATAAAAGAAAAGCTTTTGTTGCCCTCAACTACCGATTTTGCTTGCTTGTAAAATTCTTCGGGGATAGCAACTCCTTCCTGTGAAGCTATGTTTTGAAGGTTGGCGAATATGGCGTGTATCTGCATATTCCCAATTTCAATCATCTTCTCATACTCAGATTGAGCTTTGGATGGGTCAAATTCTAAGTTAATAGGAACGCTTAGTGCGGTTTGTGGGTTCTTTTTGTTATAATCTTGCAATGAATTATATAGTGCTTCTTGCGAACTCCAGTCAAGATTTTTAAGTGCCTTGCCGACATTATCTATTCCCTCTGCATACTCATCAAGTCCACGCACGGCGTTACGGGTCGCCATCTCGTTTTCTTCCAGAGCTTTGTTCTGTCCCTCCATTGCACGGGCATAATTATACAGATAGTCCATGCCTTGACCGCCGAACAATGCTCCCGCTTGGCGGAATGCAACACCCCATGCGTCGGCGAGTTTGTCAAAGTTCAAAACGTTGATAATGTTCCCGGCTGCGTCAAGTTGGCTAATATCATCGGCAAACTCCTTAAAAGTTTCATTTGTAGCTTTTATTGCAGCATCAGCATCTCCAGAGTATTCTATTAGTTTTTCATTTAGTCGACTAATAAACTCTGCTTGTTTTTCAGCTGACATACCCGCTTGATTGAGGTAGTCCATCAAATCATCCTTTTCCTCATCAAGAATAGTAGCATAAGAGCTTTTGATTGCTGTTTCTTTTTCTTCACCCCGTTTCTTGGCGTTGTAAGCCTCAATTAAATCAATCAGCTCGCCATACTGACCACCCAACGCTTTAAGACTGTCAAGCTCCAATGCCTCACTGCCTAATATCTTTCCATAAGTACGGTCAAGTTCGTCAAGAGCTTCCTTTTGAGCCTTTGACCCATCCACGTTTTCCTCTACCGCTTTCACAAGCTCCTTGAAACGGTCAACAGACTTTTTGCCCGAAGCGTCATAATCACGGTCAATGTCCTGCAATTTGCTATTCAGCTTGTCAAGCTCGCTCTCCGATTGCATAAGCAATGTGATTATGGTTGTAAGTGCAATTGCCAATGCTGTAAGCGGATTAGAAAGGAGTGCAGCCTTTAATCCATAGAGGGCTTTTGAGAAAACATTGGTTGAAGTTGCTGCCCCTATCTGCGCCTTTGTCGCCGATAGGGTTGCGGCTGTGTGTAACCGTTGAAAGATGGCTGTGGATTTCAAGTTCATCTGCTCCAACCTCAATGCTCCGAGCTTCTGTTGCAATGACGCAATATGCAATTTGTTTGCGGTTGTAGCCGCCGCTGTTGCTATTGCATTATTCTTTGTGGCGATTGTGTTGGCAAGGATATACACGCTTACACCACCTACAACGATTCCAACTTGCTTCCAATGAAGCATCAGATAACGTAAGGTCTGGATCGCCATCTTCATGCCCTCATTAACGCTTGACGTATTGCCTATTTGGTCGTACATTACAGCCGCTGCATCACCGAGTTTCTGCCACATACCAAACAGAGTGTTGCCCTGCTTTTCCTGCATATTGTAGAATATGCCTCCTGCCGAAGTCATATCATCGAACACCTCTTTTACCATATCGAAAGAGATTGCTCGCTTGGAAATCATATCCATGACATCGGCTGCTGTTACAAGCTCGCCATTCGCCTTTGATAGCTTGTTAGCAAGTTCCTCCACAAGCGGTATTCCCGCCTCGGTTGCCTGCCTCACCTCACTTGCACGGAGATAGCCAGTTGCGCGTATCTGACCGTACATCAATACTATACGGTCCATTGATACGCCGAGACCGACCGAAATATCGGTCAAGCGTTTGGTCGTGTCAAAAAGCTCGTCAACACCGATTTTGTAAGCTGCAAGCTGCTTCGTATATTTCGTGAGGTCTAAAATCTTTACGGGAGATTTAAGTGCAAAGGTTTTGATTTCCTCAAAGAGCTGGTTGGCTCTCTGTTGGTCTTGAATTATAGCACCAAGAGATATGCGTTGTAGCTCGAATTGAGCCGTGACTTCGCGGACATTGGTTAAGAAGTTGCCGACATAACTAATCCCTGCGTATGCAACCATGCGCTGAATAAGGCGTGATAGATATGTGCTTTGATTGTGATATGCCGAAGATAGCTTATTGGCACTTGCCGCAGTCTTAGAATGAGATTCCCTCATCTTATCCTCTACCTTGACTGCCGCTTGCAGAGTTGAGGTATAACCTTGTGCCTCCGTGCGCAATGCTCGGAATTTTTCTCGGATAGCCGCTCCTGCTGCGCTACCTCTTTCGGCTGCTGTTAAGGAGTTCCATTGCTGTGTCAATTCTGCGAGTTGTTTCTTAAAACCCGTAAGTTCCGCAGATGCACCTCTTGTAACCCTATTATCCATTCTCAGCTTAATGGTAATTGGGTGTTTCCCGAGGACTTTTTCTATTCTATCCAGAGCCTTATCCCCATCTTTAAGAGCTTCTTCAACTCCTTTTTGTAGGTCAAATTTGACCTTAAATACTAAATCATCAGCCATAGCTCTGTGTTATATAGCGTATTGAAAATCCATGCTGTATGCCGAAAAATGATTAACTTTGCAGCCTAAAGCACAACTACAAATTTCATCATGGAAAAACTTCACAATTTTTGGAGATGGTTTAACCGTCCTGCACAAGTTTTTGAGGCGTTGGGCTACATAGCAGTAGCCGTGGGCGTTTTTATTGCTGTTGTCGGCACTATTACCGCCCTTATCGCATCCGATAAACCATCGTTTATGCGTCCTAATCCTCTCCAATTTCTCATCATGGGAGCTATCATTGCCATAGTGGCTCCACAACTTTTCTTCGCCATAGCCAAAGTGGTTAAGGCGGCGGAGAAGTATCTTGGAGAAAAGTAAGCAGTCTGTCATCCGAGTAGATTTAAACAATTAGAGCCGAGACCGCTTGCGCGGCATCGGCTCAATGGCTCTCGGCTTTGGTTAAAAATCGAGTTAAATAGAAAAAGCCACCTGCCCCGTGCGGGGTCAAGTGGCTCTGTGGCTCTATCGGTCATATTTCAAATGCAAAGCTAATAAAATCTCACCAAAATATAAAGTTATATTGTAGGTTTTATTGTATAATCAACAAAATAGTCGTATGTTTGCGGTGTGAAATCATTTCTCGTCGCAACGAAGTGAACACATAAAGATATTCTGCATCCTCGATAGCGGTCTGTTGCGACTTTAAGACTGCTGTCGGGGATGCTTCTTTTGAACTCACACCTATAATAATATATGACAAACCAAATTCAGATTTTCAACAATCCCCAGTTCGGCGAAGTGAGGGTCATGGTGGATAACATGGGAAATCCCATGTTTTGTCTCGCGGATGTTTGCAAAGCATTAGAATTAACAAACCCGACTACGGTTAAAAACAGACTTGACAAAGATGATGTACAACTTATTGATTTACACGCCCTAAATTCCGCAGAGGGTATGATTGGCAACTCGACCGCTAACTTCATAACAGAATCAGGCTTCTACGATGTCATACTTCAAAGTTCAAGCCCGAGAGTTAAGCCGTTCCGCAAGTGGGTTACATCTGAATTGCTTCCATCCGTCCGCAAACACGGTGCCTACATGACACAAGACGTGATAGAGCGTACATTGCAAGACCCCGATTATCTGATACAGCTTGCCACCACTCTTAAAGAGGAGAAACAGAAACGCATTGAGGCAGAGAGCGTAGCCGCCAAGCGTGGACTAATCATAGCGGAGCAACAGAAAGAGCTGACGGAAGCCGCCCCGAAAGTGGAATACCACGATAAGGTGTTGTCTTCACAAGGCTTTCTCACCGTAAACATGATTGCCGCCTCAATCGGCATATCCGACCGCAAGCTCAACAAACTGCTGTGCGAATGGGGCGTGCAATATAAAGAGAGCGGAAGTTATCAGCTCTATGCGCCGTATCGTGGGAAAGGGTATGCGAAGCAGATCCCTTATCCATATAGAGATGGCATGAATCAAATTAAAACCAAGCAACACCTCTATTGGACTGAGGCAGGCAAGAAGTTCATCATTGAACTATACGAGAAGAAATCAGCATAATTGCATCTCTCATCCGAGAGATGCAGGCTCTTGACTTAACAACCCAAAGAGTAAGGCAGCGTCTTGACGATGGAGCCATTTGGTATGCGGAGAAATTCGTAGAGTTGTAACGGGTAGTTACTGCGTAATACTACAATATCATATACAATTAAAAATTCAACTGTTTTCTATATAGGTTTTTGTTTGTAGTAAAATCTTTTGGGAATAGACCATTTTCAATACCATAGTCAATGAGATACCGGAAGGAGTAACTTGTTTTGTTTCTCTGGGCAAAATGGTATAAATTCCATAGATATGCCTGTGCAGATTTTGAACGGCTGCATATTCTATGGACTTCGTAATTAAATATTTTAAATTCCTTCTCTGAAATGTTCCGCGTTGACCTCAAATAACAGATGTAGTCAATATAACAGAAAAATTTGTCTATCTTATACTCCATCCCGTTATTACCATTATGAAATGAGTCGTCATACCAATCCTGGTTATAGTCCAATATATAAGTTGTCTTTATTAAATTCTCATCAAAACGAAGTTTATCGATAATTTGATGAATGAACTCGGCGCGTTTCGTCTTTACACTCTTTTTCCATTGGAAATATACAAAAATTCCACCAACAATAGTTAAAGCTAAAGAAGCAATCTCAAACCACATATCTATCGTTATTCCCATTTTGTTTTTCAGATTAAATTGTTTTATATTATTTGCTCTCCCCGGCGCCTATTCAGTTCTTTTTTCTTTTGCCACCGCCTTTACTCCTTTTTGAACTTTTCGGAATTGGCATACTTCCTCTTTTTTGCTTAGAAATTCCTTTTGAGGCTAAGCCCAATCCTGCGGCTACGACAGTCCCACCTTTTACCAAAGGAGTGGCGGCAGCAACAATGCCAGAACCAAATAAATCTGATTTAGTGGTGGTTTTCTTCTTTTGAATAGTTCTTACCCAATCAATAACGGTGTCCATTGTTGGCTTGTAACCAACCTCTCTTTGCAAATTAATGATTTTATTAATGCTTTCTTTTATTGTTGATCTGACTTGGCTTTCATCTGAGGTTAGTTTATTTAGATTGTCAAGGGTTTTATTGTAGGTGATTTCTAATAATTCACCATCCCCCTTTTTTATTTCGCGTAGGCACAATTCTGCCATAGTCACACAATCATTTATATCACTTTTTGTATTAGGGACTGCACAAAGTTTTACTAAGGCTTCAACTACTGTTTGGTATGCGCTTTCGTATATCCGGTTCTTTGTATCGCCGTTGGCCTTTTCTGCGGTATCAATGTAAAAATGAGCCGTATCAATTAAATTACGAGTTTCAATGGCAGAGATTTTATCAAATACTTCCTCTTTTAATTTTGCAATTTCATCACCTCTATTCTTACAACATTCGTCAAATATGGATAATCGAGTTTCTATTGATGAAAATTTTTGGTTGGGAATTTTTTCAATACGGTGTTTAAACGATTTAACTTCGTTGTTTAATCGTTTACGGTAAACCCTCACATCATCCTTAACTTTCAGAATGCTGTATATGTTCCAACCAACAAGAAATGTCACCACCAACGTAAGGAATCCAACTATGATACCCCAATAGTCAATACCATGCTTTTGGATAAAAGTCAGATTGTCGGATGAATTGTCTAATCTGGGGAAGAATGTACTCAAATAATGTATTGAGGGGAATAAGCAAAAAATTATAGCAATGGCAGCGATTATTTTGACTATTCGCTCTAAAGAGGCAAGTTTCTGATAATGCGTTTCACGAATACCGGCACGTTCTTCTAATGCTTTTATTCTGTCATGTAGGCAATAATATAAAAAACCAATCATTATAGCCAATGCCACAGCAGAAACTAATGCGGCGCAAATCGTATTATCATTCATAATTATTTGGTTTTAATTTGCAAAATTACTCCAAAACTCCGTAATATTAGCCATTTACGACCCAAAAAGTCCAAAATGTGTTTTACAACACAAATCAAAATCTAAAGTTATAATGTAGATACTTATGTTTTATTTGCTGAATATTACTGTGTTTAATTAATGCATATCGCATTTAATCCACTGTCTGTTAATTAATTACATTGATTTCTATTTGGTGGTTTTGTAAATAGTTTGTAACTTTGCGCAATCTTAAATCGTTATAACGTAAAAGATAAACGAATATTGAGAATATTCAAAAAAATGGCAAATTTGAATGACATACCAACCATACCACTTCGTGAGTATGAAATTGCGCTCTCTCAACTCGCTGCTCGCAGAGAATCCCATGTGTTTTATAACGAGGGTAATGAACATGCCCTTATTGTCTTTAAGACAATCTTTGATAACGCCAAAAGAGAAGTTTTCATTGTCGCAAGGGATTTGACCAATGCCGAAGTTTCAAACGCGCTTCAATACGTTGAGAGTTTGAGAGCTTTCTTAGAGCGTGATGGGGCGAAGTTAAACATCATGCTTACCTCATTCAACAATGCTGGAGCAGCCCAAAAGCCTATATTCAAAACTATATATGAATCAACTGCATATAAAAAGGGGAATGTACGCATTTATAATCTGAACGGCAAAAAATTCCAAGAAGGAGATGCTGTAGTGCATTTCTGTTTTGCAGACAGTCAAATGTATAGAATAGAGACTGACACCGAATTGCGAAAGGCAAGAGGAAATTTCAACGACAGTAACACTGCTAATTCTTTGCTTGAAAATTTCCGAATTGGCGAAAAACTCTCAACAACAACCGAAATAAATTTATCTGAAATTTTCAACTAACAATGGAATTTATTTCAGAGTATGCACCTTTGGTTCAATTCGTCGGAGCGTTTAACTTCGTATTTTCGACTCAATTATTTCACGAACACTTTTCGGATCGTTTTATAAGCATTTCCACAAAACAAAAGAATGATTTTAGCACCATCAAAAATAAAATGACGACTGATGTTACTACTATCAAGTCGCACTCTCCCCTCGAACACGATGGAAAATCGAATCAACACGAATTAGACAGCGTTAATGAAAAGTACAGTCATACACTAAGTAAAATAGAGTCAACCGATAAGAAATTATCAAAAAGGATCGAAAGTAAAAAGCAACCCAAATACTCAAGACAATTATTTTTACTAATTGGGTTGTATTCCTTGATTTCTATATTCTATATTTGCAAAATTGGTCATTTATCAGCGCATAATGAGCAATCTGCAATTTGGTGTAATGCTTTTTGCGCATTAAATGTAATTACGGTTGTGTGGTGGCTGTATTTTCTTATTAGCGAAACCACTTGGCTATGCAAGAAATCCAATATGCCTAATGGCAAAATGTTTTCTCCCTCATTCTCATGGACAATATTCCTATATATTGCATCTGTTTTTGCTATCTATTTGTGGCGTTCTTATGTACCCGACATATCATTACAAAACAACCATAAAATATATTTGGCACTATTTCTCCCGCTACTTGGTTTCATATCATCATTGTCGCTGTTCTTTATTTCAAATGCAAAATTATGGTTTGTAATTACATGGTATAGATTGCAATATCAACGCATATTAAAAAATCTGACCAAAGAAAAAGACAATGTGTTATCTCCCTATGGTCATCTAAAAGAAACTTCTTTTACCATATCATAGCGCAATACATTAGCTTGCTCAAAAGACGGTTTTAGCCTTTTCAGGGCGCCACATCACCGTGTCGCCCTTTTTATTACCAATCTTGGCTAAACCTCATCCGGGGCAGGGCGCTTTTGCACCACCCCAAACCCCATGCTGCGAAGCCTTGCCTCCAGTTCGGCATCGCTCTTGGCTGCTGTCAGTGCCGCTTCCGTTTTCTCGCTCGGCTTCTCGTAGTCGTAATCGTAATAACCCTTGTCGAGTAGCATAAACGTGATGTAGTTCTCGGTATCTAAGAACCAATAGCGGAGCCACGACCACAGATTGTAATTGCCGTATATGGCTATTATCTTCTCATTGTCGGTCGCCTCGGCGAACAGACTGCCTACTTGCTGTCCTCCGCCTTTGTCTTCGTAGCGTCCTCCGCCGCTTGCGCCTCCGCCGCCCTCCATCTTTTCAGCGTCTCTCTTACGCCGTCGCCAATTGGTTTCATAGAGAGCGCGAGTTGATGCTTTGTATTTTCCCAATTGGCTAAAGAAAAACCCACCTCTTCATCATTGAGGGCGGCGTTGTTGATTGTGGCGGTGTGTTCCTCGTAACGGAGCATAAGTCTACGCCATGTGATAGCGAAAAGGAATGGAACGAACAGGGCCTTGTTATTAAGGAGGTAATACGCGGCTGTCTTGGCGTGGAGCGTGTCAAGCTTGCGCTGTATCTTCTTGGCCTTACGTAGCGGCATAGCCTCTTTCTGCTTGCCGGAAAGTGCGTAGGCTTCAAGTTCAAGCGTGTGGATGCGCATACGCACGTATTTGCCTATCTGCCTTACAGTATAGGTTTTATTCCCCACGGTTATCACCCTCGGGAATCTATGCTTGATATGCTCCTTTGCCGCAACCATACGGTCAAGCTCCTCGGCGGTAAGCTCCTGCGGTTTTTCTTTATCTTCTGCCATATCTGTGTGTCAAAAGGGGCGGCGGCACAACGGCTACCGCCCCTCGTTTTCGCAATAATATTTATACCTAATTATTTTGATTGTTTATGCTCCTGTGGCAAATGCAAGGTTGATTTTGTCAATCAGCATCATTGTACCGAGCTTACCCGCAACATTGCAGTCCTGCGCCTTGACAACCGATTTAAGCACAAACAGCTTGTTCTCCATGTTCGGACCTGTAAGGATTCGAGCCTTGGGGAAGAACAGTGCCTTTTTTGCCGTGTCGTTGACAATCGCGATGGGGCGTTCAATAATAGGCATTTCCTCGGTGGTGGCCACGGCGGTGGCGGTTGAACCGAACGCGCTCCCGGTACCGAGCGATGTGATGTCCGCACCGTTAAGGAATGTCTTGAACTTGCTTGCCGAGAAGTCGGCCATCTCAAAGTCAAAACCGAAAGTTCCTTTTGTGGGGTTAGACACTATGATGTCACCCTGCTCGTCAAGCTCATCCTCAAACGAGGGGTCCTCGCCGTTCCATGTGGTTGAACCCTGATATACCTGGCCCACATCGAAGCCATCTTTAGTAATGTCGCCTACCGTGGCGGCGGAGTAGTCCTCCACCTTGTCAAAGACTATCATGTAGCTTTGGCCGTTAAATTCGGAGGTAGGGGTGGCTTTAGTAATTCCTGCCATGATTCTATGATTTTAATTGGTTATTGTTTCAAAAAATTCATCTGTCACATGCCATTCCACGTTGAGTATCGTGGTGGAATAGCCGGTAGTGAGATTTGGCGTTGTCGGAGTAATCACGTTGGTGGGGTCAAAACTGAACACGAACCCCCGCGACACCTTGCGGTGAACAAGCGGGGCAACCTGCGCAAGTAGCTTCCGCACGCGCCCGGTATTGACCGTCTGTCCTTTTGTCGTGCTGTTAAGCATCTGGCAATAGACAATCAACATGAGGTTACCTTTGAACAGAGCCGGGTCTTCCGTGAGCGATTGCGCCCCTCCATTCCATTCCACACTGATGAAGCTCTTGGGTAGCCCCTTTTCGGGCTGCACTCCTGCCGCATAGCATGGAACTGTCTGCACTCCGCCCTGACTGCCATAGTCAATGCTCACCTTGCCGTCAAGCAAAGCGGCCAGTGCCACGTCCGGGTTGAGGTCTGCGATTGTATTCATAGCGTTATCGGTTGAAGTCCTGAAATCACATCGTTAAGCAAAGACTGTTTCAGCGTCTCAAAGAAACCTGTTCCTCGCCCAATCTTAGAACCTTGCGTGTTTATCTTGTAGGCGTAAGGGACAGCGGAGAAAAGTACTATCCATATCCCTTTGGGGAATTGTGTCGCACCATTGGATATGGCCGCTTGAAGCAGGGGAGAGCCGAATATGCCTTTCACACCACCTTCCGATTGAGCCTGTGTCGCTTTCGCCGTCGGTATAAAATACTGGATTGCTCCGTTGACATACACGCCCACGCCGGTAGCATCGTGGAGGTTGGCTGTATCTACCGGGAACTGTGTCGTGCCATCAGGCATTACAAAGCTGCCGTCAATCACGCCAACAAGTGTCTGAGCCACACTTTTCAGTATAGCCACAAGTTTAGCCTTGATGACACGCTCCGCGTAGTCATTAAGACCAACCTTGAAAACCTTGCTGTTATTTGCCGTGTAGTCACTCATTTCTCCACGCTTTGCTTAATCTCAATCTCCGTCACATAGTCGCCCGTGAGGTCAAGCCCGAGGTCGTTGGCGAGTTTAACCACTCCCTCGCGCTTGCGTCCGAGTGCTGTTGTTACCGTGATGTTGTCGTTCTCCAACACCATCACAGCTTTTGGCAGATACACCACGTCGTTGTGCGTGATTATCGACAGAGAGGTCTGTCCTCCCGGCTGAAAGTCGCACACGCCGCTGTATATCTCCTCGCTCACGAGGTTGTCGCGTTCGTCAACCTCGCCCGTGCTTCGGGTGATTACGCACTTGTCGCGGTAGCTCAAATCGCTCATGACCTCTGAAATTTATTATTCCATGACGCTTTGCTTGCAAAGAAATCGCTCATCGCCAACCTCCTTTCATGCGCAGATTCGTGGCATCAAACATACCTCCGCTGCCGGTCATCTCCTCGTCAACCTCGGCGCCAAGCTCCCTGCGCAACTTGTCGCCAAGTGCGCGGAAAGCTTCTCTGTCCTTAGTAGTCAAAGGATAACCGCCAATGGAGATTTGTCTGTTGCCGCGTTTCTCGCTTTTCGTGCCGCCCGTGATTGCCGCCGACATCGAGTAGTAGAGGGTAGAGAGGGCATAGTTTATGCTTTTCATATACTCTTGATCGCCGATATAATCCTCCAACATATCGGTTAATGCCACCGCACGCAGAGGCTCGGGACGCGCTTCAATTGGCGACACTGCTGCCACTTCAAGCACGTTCGTTTCAATCTGATTGCCGAGTCCGTGAAAATGCCCCCTAAGCCATTGCTCTACCGTCATACTCTCTCACTTTTTAGGATTTGGTGTAGTAAGTCTTCCCCGACTGCACGGTGGTGTCCTCAGTCAACACATAGCTGTCTCCCACTTTCTCATAGTAACCCTGCGTCTTGGGATTGCCCGTAGGATTGGTGACAGCGGTATAGATCGGCTGCGGCTGCACCTCCTCCACCTCAAAGTAGTAGAGGTCGCGAGGACTTGTCGGCACTGCAAGGAATGACACCTCGGAAATCCACTCCTGTGTCTTGTGGCGACCGTCGTAGAAGTATTCAATGATACCCCAACCGTTCATGAAGTTGGCGTATACATACTCCTTGTCGGGACGGATTACCTGCACGGGCTGGATGATACCTATGTTGCCTGTCGGACGGAGAAGAACGACACCCTCCTCAAACACGTTGAGTTTCTTGGTCTTGTACTTCTTGGTTGTACCGTCGAGCTTGTCAACGCCCACGACTGCGGTATGGAGTTTCACTTCGTCAGCACCAACAGCAGCCTTGAACCATGCCACGGCTGCCGCGTCGCTCCATTCAAGAAGCTGATTGCGTCCCACTTCCTGCGCCTTGGCGGTAGCGGCGGTGTTTTTGCTCAACCCCTCGATAAGGATAGCGAGTTCCTTGTTGGGGTTGCCAATCATCTCAAGCACTTTCGGGTGTTCAAGCATACGGAAGAAAGTGCGGTAGTTCATCTCGACGCGCACATTGGAGTAGCCGTTGTACTGGTCGATGCGAAGCTCGCGAATTTTCTTCTTTATTGTCATTACAGGGTTGACCGTAGTGACATACTCGATGGAGCCGTCTGCCTTAACGGTGTACCACTTTTCGGTTTTGATATTGCTGGCCGGCACCTTGCTCTCGAACTTCACGCCCACGATGCCGTCGGGGTTGTTCTCGCGGGTGATATACAGTCCGCGTTTAGAGAGCATCTGACCGCACTGGAAGTTCATCGAGGCCACAGTGCTTTCGGGGAAAGCGCGTAGGTCTTCGGCGGTTTCTTTGATAAGATAGTTGCGAAGTGTCTGCTCACTGTTGGTCTTGCTGTCCTCCAGCACTGCGGATAATATCTCGTCGCGGGCCGCAAGCAAACGGTTCTTATAGTCGTCCTTACCGAGTTTTACGGCGTAACGCATCGTGGGAATGTTCTGCGTCCACTTGGTAAGTTCTGCCTCACGACCACGGGCGATAGGCTCGCTGTCGTTGTCGGTATAGGTCGCCATTCCGCGCAGATACTTCTTTGCTTCGGCAAACTCAACCTCGCTGTCAAGTTTAACGGGGGCGTTGGCGAATCCGTCGGTTTCAAGATTGGTGGTTTCGTAGCCTTTCAGAGCCGTGTCGTAGAACGTCTGAAGGCGTGAGTTTGAATTGAGGTTGAGCGTCTTGGCTGCATCAATTCCTGCTACAAATTCTTCAATATTCATACGATTCAGTCTTTAATCTGTGGGAAAAATTTTATTTTGCCTTTCAGCGCGGTTTTCTGCGTGTCAGAGATTGTCGCGTCGATACGGTCAATGAGAAGTTCACCGCCGTCAACCACGCTCAGAGTGCAGCAGTCCGGCCCCATTACGGTGTCGTGTTCAAGCAGACCGCTGTAAGGCTTGGAGAGGTCTGCGGACGCGCCTACGATAGCCGCTCCGCCGATTTCATTGCCGGAAACAGGAGTGCCGAGGGGAATCACGCTCCCTGCCGGATAGGTTTCGCTTACCGCGAGAACCAAACCAACGGGAATCTTGCTCGTAATCCGGTGCCATGCGTTGATGGTCTTGACACCTACGCTGGGGTACTCCTTGATGCCGAATGAATTGCCATAATTTGCCATTGTCTTTTCGGATTTTTGATGTTAATAATCGGGTTGATTCTCCGGCAACTATCCTTCCTTTTTCATGCCGAGCGCGTTGCGGATTTCGTCGGCGAAAGCCTCGTTTTTCTCCGTCTCGCTGCCGCCCGCACCGCCATCGCTCTGGAACGGCTTGGAGATGTCAAGACCTTTCGCCTTTGCAAGCGGCTTGAAAATCTCCATAGCTTCCGTGTGAAGCTCCTCTGCGGTCATAGACTTGCCCGTGCGGTCATAGATGCGCATTGCCTGCGCCCATGCGCTGTCTCGCAGTTCGGGATAGCCGTTAACCCATTCGTCAGCGCCGAATTTCTCCTGTGCCTGCTTCACGGCAAGCTCGGCTGTCTTGGCGGTTTCAAATGCGTTCAGTTTCTCGGCGAATGACTTGTTCTGCTCTGCAAGCGTCTTGTTCTGTTCAAGAAGCAGTTGCGCCCATGCAGGGACTTTGTCATCTTCGGGCTTTGGTTCGGGTGGGTTGTTGCCGTTGTCAGGCTCTTTCTTCTCGCCCTCACGCTTGGCGCGTTTGCGGTCTGCATCAGCCTGCTCAAACTTCAGCAGAGAGTTCACAAGCTCGCTTTTGACGTACTTGTCAATGTCTGCTTCGTCAGTGATGAAAGTTTCTACGGAAGCGGCTACCCTTTCAAATACCTCGTCACTCAGCCCCAGATTCTTATGCCCCTGTTGCAGTGCTTCCTTGATTTTTTGCTTCATTTTCAATGAATTGTGGTTAAACAAAAAGAGCCGACCGACGCTGTTACACGTCAATCGGCTCTGTGGCTCTAATTTCTCAAAATGTTGCGGGGAATGATGGACTCGAACCACCGACCATTGCGTTAACAGCGCACCGCTCTACCTGCTGAGCTAATACCCCAAAAATCTAAAAGAGCCGACCACCCTCACGGGAAATCGGCTCTTGGCTCTTAAAACACTTGATAAAAATTACAATGAAAAAACACACACAATCTACGCTTTACCTATCAAGTCTGTATTTTCGTATATCTATCGGTATCTCCTTACCGCATTTCTTGCAGAAAAGGTATATAACGCCGCGTCCTACCACATCCTCGTATTTGGCAAGTAGTTTCGGCTTACGCCCCAGTTCCGCGCATCGCGGACAAAATATCCCCTCTTTCATGACGCAAATATAATAGGTATAAATGTATTATGCAATAAAATCTAAAGTTTTACTATAAATTTTATTATCTTTGCAGCTGAGACAGAGCCACAGAGCCACTTGACCCCGCACGGGACAGGTGGCTTTTGTGGCTTTTAAGCATCTATGGCGTTCAAAATACTCGACAAATCACTCAGCTTCAACATCGCTCTGTACCCACGTGTGGAGCGCAAACTTGCCACGGTCGGAGACAAGGGCTGGGACAAGGTAGGAGGCTTCACTTTGCGCGACAAGGAGACTTACGGAGTGTATGCCGACTATATGCCACAGCCGGGATTGCAGGAAAATCTCTGTGCCTGCGAATGTAATTTGATTTTCGTTTGTGGCGCCGCGACATCGGGTAAGACGTATGCGATGTATCTCAAATCACTATACGGCATAACGCATCCCGGTTTTACCGCAACGTTGTTTTCTTTCCGAGAAAAGGACTCGCAGAAAGGTTCGTCAATATTCCGTGACGGCGTGGAGGTGGTTGGCAACTTCGCTAACTGCGACTATGTCTCTTCGGGCAATATCGGTTTCCGTTTCCCTCAATATAACTCACAGCTTCAGTTAGCCAACTTCAACTACAATGTTAACAACCCTGCGGAATGGAGCGACTTCAAGGAAGATATGAAGAAACGTCAGTCTTCGGATATTGACATTGACGAGGGTACAAAAATAGAAGAAAAAGCCCAGCTTTACCTTTTCTCCCGCAACCGCGATTCTTCCGGTATGCCATCTCAGATGACTATTTCTTTCAATCCGGAATTTGAGCATTTCACCTGCCAGAAGGTACTAATCCCAGCCGGATATACCGAGCCATTCCGCGACGGTGTGCGCATCAAAAAAGATTGGGAGGGCAGAATAAGATATTTCTATCTGACGGGCAAGACATGGGACACGGCGGTATGGGGCGATACCCCCGAAGAAGTCGTAGCCGCCGCGGGAATAACAATCACTGACGAGGAACGCGCCGCAGGCATGACCGAGCGATCGCTATGCAAGTCTTTCACGGTATTCACGGGCGAGGCGGCGGGCAACCGAAAACTCGTCAACGCAACAGATGGTCAGTCAGTTGCGAATCTTTCCGCTTCGGGCGACGCGGACGCTCTGCGCGGTGGTGTATTCTTACCACGCAACGAAGAAGAAATCAACATAAGCCGCAACATCATGCAGTCGATATGGGACAACCCTATGAATGACGATGAGAATATGTATGCTACGATGGATATTGCGTCGGGTAAAGAGGACTCCGCTCCGATGATGATATGGCGCGGCTTGCAAATGATTGATGTTGATTATTTCAAAGGAGAGCCTACAACACTTTCCTCATGGATTAAATCGCGTCTTGACCGATACAACGTCCCCGTCGCCAACTTCGCTTACGATAGCGGCGGACATGGGTATTGGGTTCAGGCTCTCACTGACGGCGTAGGGGTAACAGCCAATCGCCGACCCATGCAGGAATACGATAGCAGCGGCAACCCGACATCCACGCATCTTGAATTTCTTACACTGCGCTCGCAACTTCTCGGCAAACTTGAAGTCATGCTCAAAAGCGGAGAAATATCATGCAGCATCCCCAGAGACAAACTTGTGCCTTTCGGTAAAGGCAATCAGTTACGCCGCTTTATTGATGTACTGACTGACGGCATTGACCTTTTCCGTACCACCATCCGCAACGGCAAAATCTACTACAACTCGAAAGACGAGTTCAAGGCGCGATTCAAGTATTCTCCCGGCGAGCTTGATGATATGCTCATGCGCATGGTCTTTGAACTTGACACCCGCGAGAGGAAACAACCCAAACCCATAATTACCAATGACGCTTACGATGAACTATACAGCCGTCCTCCGAGGCATTTGGTCTACGGGCGACGCATTTACCGATGATTCAAAACGCAATATATGGAAATCAAACGTATCTCACCTCTGTTAAAGAAAAAGCCGTGGAAACGGTTGGTAACTCCCGATGCAGACGTACCGCCACCCACTTGCGCCGATTATTACGAAATTCCCGTGTCAGAGCCGGACGGCCTGCACTATCAGTATCTAACCGAGTACGATCTGCTCAACGAGAGTTGTGAGGGAGCGCATCTAATAAATTCTAAATATATGTCGCGCCGTCCCGTCTATGAGGTGCAGACGCGCACGATTAGCGTTCCGCTGAAAGATGCTGACGGCAACCCAATCCTCAATACCGACGGTTCGCTAAAAACAGAACCAAAGGAAATCAAGGAATGGGTCATTACCGATTATGAGGATATTGAAACAGTCCGAAGCGGTCTGCCGGAACTTATAATCAAACAAAAGACATCCCACCTCGCCAAAAACGGCATAGAGATAGCCAATGAGGGAAGCGAGCACAAACTGTTTGACACATTCCGGTCATGGAAAGACATATCCGGTATTGACGCAGGATGGCTTCAGGCGATTTATGGGTGTGGCAAAGGTGGTGATGCGCTCATATACCCATACGTCTATAACGATACGATTGAATATACAATATTCTGCACCCTATACGGCGACCAAATATTCCCAAATAAAGATGATAAGGGCAACGACATGAACGTGCGCCGCTATCTGCTCAACGGACGCGAGGCGGTAGATATTTTCATGGATGATTACATTGAAACCTATGTGCGTGGCGAAATATCCGACGAGGACGATGAGAAAGACGGTATACAGTCGTGGTGGTCAGTCGTGAAAGGATGGTTCAAGAACATATCCCGCAAGAAAACCGAGGATGGATGGGAGCGCATCAGTCGCACACCCTCGCAGCTCGGACGCGGCATGTGTCAGGCTGTCTACATCCGGTTTGAGGACACACCCATCGGCCCGGCAATGCAGAACATCAACGCTTGGGAGCGTGGGGCAAGTTACGTCAGCGACAAGATGCGCTCGACCGCTTTCTCCAAATTGTTCCTCAAATCGTCAAAAATCAAAAACTTGCCGCCGCTTTCCTCCGGCGAGGAAGTGATTGGCGTTGAAAATGCAGATGCCGATATACTGAAAGCGAGTGAAGCCAAGTATCTCGCCCCTCCGGACATATCAAATCTTGCCGAGATAAACTTAAAGAATATCACAGACGCAATCATGCAGTCCACCATGAGCATTGACCTCCAGCCCGAAATTCTGAAATCGGGTGCCGACAGCTCGCAGACACTCAAACTGCTACTGCGCCGTGAAATCCAATGGGCGCAGGTGATGTGGCCGCAAGTGCGCCCCTCTGCCAAGAAAGTCATAGACGTGCTGAAAGCCCTTGTCGCCAAAATAGAGAGCAACGGAGATTTTACCAAGCTCAAAGTCTCCGTATGGAATACCCCGTGGATGCCCGTTGATGAAGCCGCTCAGATAGACAATGCGACAAAACTCGTCTATGCCGGAATACTCAGCAAGGAAAACGCCCGCCATGAACTCAACCTTCAGTACACCGACGATGCAAAATACGTCAAGGAGGAAGCTGAGGAAGAACTCTACCGCAAAACATTCATCCCCAAGAAAGCCGAGGCAGATGCCGTTGATCAATTCGGACTGACTAAAACCGCAACAGATGTGGTGGTTGACAAAGTGGAGGGAGAAGAAAATACACGCAAGAAAGAAAATGAGCCAAAGGTGAATAATCAAGCCTCCCGAAAAGACATAACCGAATAAGCAGAGGGCGCAAGGTCTATCCCTGCGCCCTCGTTGCAATTCAGCCGTAGTCCAGGTGGCTTATCTTCAGTAGAGTTTTGCTATAGGCAAAGCTAGATAGCCGCCTTGCACCGCAAGCCCCTCATAATAGTAACTGTTATCCGACTCATATTTATAGCCGAACAGATAAGTTATATGTGATTCCACATTCTCATTATCAGCCCTTTCCGCCAGCGAAGAACTCCAGAACCATGAATCCACGGGCAGGGCAGAAGCCCCACAAAGCGCCAAGGCCGTATTTATTAATGCAATATTGTGCATTATGGCACGAAGTTCCCCTATGGCCGGCAAGTAACAATTCTTACCGTTCATAATTTTTTTGTGGCAGTACATGGGCGCTCTCCCGGCATTGGTCAAAGTCTGGTCAGCTATGCATTTTAATGTGTTGGCCTCACCGTCATTTTCTTGCGCCAATGCAGCATTGATACCCGGATAATGTGCCAATGTGGCGCATTTGGCATCCCAGCCTCCCCACACGCATGAATACGGCGCTTCGGTAGTAATCAGCAGGGCATAGTCAAAGCCTGTCACGCTATCTGTCCATTCCAAGGCAATGCCTATCACTTCATCCTTGCTGTAGGATTGCTTGATTGCCGGGTCGTTCAAATCCACAATATTCCCTCCGTTAAGCATCAACCCCACGCCGCACGGAGTAAACGCAGGAGCCTTGCCGCTGACAATCCCTACAACCGGGAGACTAAGCATCCGGCAACCTAATTGAACCGGTTTCACATTATACATCCTGCATCCTTGCTTGCGTCACCTCCGTAGATGACCATATGTATACCATTGCACCAGCCGGAACATCAATGCCAAAGAAACTGTTGCCGTAAGGATTCTCCATTTCCCCC